ATAACTCTGTAAGCTATACAGAGAAACCAGACTCTGTTTCATTTATGCGTGAGTGGATGGCTCTGGTAGAATCAGGGAGTGGGGAACGTGGAATATTCAATCGTGAAGCAAGTAAGAAGCAAGCTGCGAAGTATGGTAGGCGTGATAGTGAGTGGGAGTTTGGGACTAATCCTTGCAGTGAGATCATACTTAGGCCGTACCAGTTCTGCAATCTTACAGAGGTTGTTGTACGAGCCACTGACACGATTGAAAGCCTGGAGCGAAAGGTCAGATGCGCCACTATACTTGGGACAATCCAAAGTTCATACACAAAGTTTCCTTACTTGCGAAAGGTGTGGCAGCGAAATACAGAAGAAGAGCGTCTGCTTGGTGTGTCACTCACAGGCATAATGGACAATCCCCTTATGACTACCACTAACAAAGGACTGGAGAAAACTCTTGAAAAATTACGTAAACTTTCTGTTAGTACTAATCATTTGTGGTCTGCTCGGCTGGGTATTCCAGCCTCAACCGCTATCACCTGCGTTAAACCATCTGGGACAGTCTCCCAGCTTGTTGATTCAGCCTCTGGAATCCATGCACGACATTCAAAGTACTATATTAGAACCGTCAGAGGTGACAACAAAGACCCCTTGACACAGTTTATGAAAGACCAAGGTGTACCTAGTGAGCCTGATGTAATGAAGCCTGATGCTACTACAGTGTTTAGCTTCCCTGTTAAGTCACCTGATAATGCTGTCGTTACTTCTGACCTGTCTGCTATTGAACAACTAGAGACTTGGCTGATGTATCAGAGACATTGGTGTGAGCACAAGCCAAGTATTACAGTCAATGTAAAGAAGGATGAATGGTTTGCAGTAGGTGCTTTTGTTTACGAGCACTTCGATGAAATGAGTGGTGTATCATTCTTACCTTATAACGAACACACTTACCAACAAGCACCCTATCAAGAGGTGGGTAAGCATGACTATAAAACTTTATTATCTTTAATGCCGAAAGCTATTGACTGGAGTAAGCTTTCAGTGTATGAAGAAGAGGACAACACTGCAGGTAGTCAGACTATGGCTTGCTCTGGTGATGTATGTGAGATAGTAGATATAGGTGCTTGATGCCTAAAAGTAATAAAGTCTGGAAAGCAGGTGCGTTACATAGTGTAGAGAGTATTGAAAAAAGGAGAGAGTATAACAGGCAAAAACAAAAGCAGCAATATCATTATGGGGCAAACTTATTACGTAGATATAAGTTAATGAAAGGGTGTAGAATATGTGGTTATAAAAAACATCATGCTGGCTTACAGTTTAATCATATAAATCCTGCTGATAAATCTTTTGATATAGGCAAGGCTCCAAAAAAAAGCTTGGCTCTATCTAATAAAACACTATCTAAAAAAAGAATAAAGGATGAGATACTTGATAAATGTGAGGTTTTGTGTGCTACTTGTCACAATGTTCTTACCTATGAAGAAAAACACTATCTAAAAAAAGAAAAGAGTTAATATGGATACTTATACTAGACCTTTTATAAAAGAAGTATATGATAGAGTGGATGGACCTTCAAAGAAAGCCCTTGTCAAACACTTAGAAGCAGAGGGGCATACAATAATAAACTCAAAGGAAGACTACTATGCAGATGTAACTTCTAAGAAAGATAATGTAATCTATTTTAGTGAGGTAGAACGTAAGGGTCAGTGGGATAATGACTGGCCTCCTCACTGGAAAGAGTTACGCATTCCAGGAAGGAAGAGGAGACTAGTAGAGAAGTACAAAGATCAGGTAGACAACCTAAACTTCTATGTTCTTAACAGGCACTACGACAAGGCATGGAAAGTAAACGGTACTCAGATGACAGAGGGAGCACTAAAGAAAGCCTTTGGTCCAAGGATACCAGATGGAGAAACCTTCTACCATATACCATACACTGAAGCAGAACTAATTAAACTAGCATAAGGATACTATCATGGACAACACTGACACACTTACCATCAACGGAGAGACTACCTTCTTCAAGAGCCAACGTAATGAAGCAGAGGACTTTGATATATCAGAACTGTTTGATGACACAAATCTTGATGACCTTACTATCAGAAAGGAATATGATCCTGTAAACAAACCTGCCCATTACAACCTTAGTGGTGGTATAGAATGTATAGACTATATCAAACAGGTACTAACTCTAGATGGTTTTATAGCATACTGTCAGGGTAATATGATTAAGTACCAGCATCGACATGGATATAAAGGTAATCCTGTTCAGGACATGGAAAAGGCACAGTGGTATCTAGATAAGATGATAGAAGCAATGAAGGAGAAACATAAGTGAAACCTTACGAACAAGGTAGGCAAGCATTCAAGACTGGCAAACTTGGTAATCCTTATCAAGCCCAGACTAAAGATAACAGAGAGTGGGAGATGGGCTTTAACAAAGCCTACTTCCTAAATCTTGAGAGAGTTAAGGCATATGAGCAGAACAAAAAAACCAAACACACTTGAAGAAGAAGCTAAGAAGTATGCTCAGAAAAAGATAAAGCCACCGCTAAAGGCCAAGCCGTTGACATCACGTAGATATCTGGCTGGTCAAGCGATGGCTGCTTTATTATCAAGATCACCTAGTCCTATGCATAAGGGTGATTTAAAACGTGAGGCGTATGAGTGGGCTGACTTTATGTTAGAGGAAGATGATTAGTTTAAAGACCAGGTGTTTTACCTATGTCTTCTACCACTTGTAGTAAGATCAAACGTCTGGTCAACTCTTCCTTAACACTTTCAGAATCAGCGAGATAATCTTTACTACTTTCAAACTGACCCTTAGAAACATTCTTTGTAGCTTCATTAAAAGCTGTCTCACCAATTTGCTTTCTCTTTATGTCGTAATTATTCCTAATGTAGCCACGAGCAGCTACCCTATTATTAGCTACATAATCTGATAGAAACCCTTGAACAACTTTCTTTTCTGCAGTGATCCTGTTACTTACCCAATCAGTTAAAAATTCTGTCTTAAGTTTATAGTCTTCACCAAGTTCATCGTAGGTTTTACCTTTGGCTAAACCACCTAACTGAACTTCAGACCTCCACATTTCAAAATCTTTGTGTACCTGTTGAGACAATCTTTGTCTAAGTATAAAATCCACAGAAGCATTTTTCTCTGTTGAAGATTTATACAGATCAAACTCTTCTAGTCCAAGAACATTTAACTCCCTCTGAATACCAGTTAGAGGTGCTCTCTGTACAATACCTGTAAGCTGTTTCATAAGAGGGTTAATCTTACCTACTGGTGCAGGATTAAATGGTGTATAGTAATCTATGTCAGTCTCACCATTAAAACTTTGTGTGTATTGCAGCAGCTTAGTGTCAGGTAAGAACCTAGTAGCTTGCCCTGTTAGAACTTGAGTGTTGAATGTATCTTCACCCTTTAAACTTATATCACCTTTAAGTCTTCTTGGTCCTATACCTTCAACATCTCTAACGAAAGGTGTGCCAGCAGAGTCATAGTTTATTTGCCCCTGTATATCTCTAGTTATAGTTCCAGGATATGTAAAGGTTGCAGCAACATTACCTAAAGATTTTTGTAGTCCATCTGTCATTGATCCCTCTTTAACGCTTTTATATATCTCTTCTATCATGGTGAAGTCTGCACTTAAGTCTCCTACACCACCAAATAAATCAGCTAGTACTCTGGAATCAAACTTTATTGGCATACCGTTTACATAACGATACAATGCATCACCTGCAAACATATGACCTAACACAAATCCTGCAGACGAGGCAACATCTGCTTCAGCTTTTAAAGAAGTTTCAAGGGAATCATAGTCTATCTCTCCATTCTTAGCTGCAGCTAGTTGATAGCCAGCAAACAACATAGACGCACCAGTAAACTGTCTTACTGTTCTATCACCACCAGTTTTTACAAGATCACCACCAATAGGTGTAGCTCCCATAGCTCTCATTAGCTCACCCCACACAGGGGTATAGTCAGACATCATCTCCAAATGATTAGCTACATATCTAGGAAAAGGAATACCAGCTACTGCAGAAACAAGGAATGGAACTTTTCTGTTTAGATTTTGTAATCCTCTAGCAGCCTTACCAAAAGCAGATGGGTCTTTAGCATAGTTACGTTGCATGGTAAATCTATTTGCATCATCATAGGCTTTTGTAACTGCACCTTCTTCTAAGTCTGATAGTGACATCCCCTTCTCTAGAAAATCTT